CTGCTTCTTTGAATGTCTTAGAATCTACAANCACTATTCATCTCCCCCCTTTACCTCTTGTTTGTTCTCCATATCTAATTCCTCCTTTGCATCTTTGCCTTCCATCTCTAATCCTTCCTTTGTCTTCTTCTTGCTTTTAGTTTTCTTCTTACTCTTGGTCTCTATGTCTACATCTCCCTTGGGTGCTTCTTGCGGCATATATCCGTAGTTCTGCGAAAAGTACATGCTATAAGGCAATGGATAAACATCACCNTTTGCTTCTGTTAGTTTACCATGTCCTCCAAGTTCACGCCATTCATTAACTGTCAGACTCCATGGTGCTGCTTGGGCTACNCGTAAAGCATATTCTTTATCCTCAGGTATCGGGTTATCGTATTCAAGTATCAACCTTTCATCGAATTCAGGAACAAGCTTTTCCTGTAAATAACTTCTCAGAAGCTCCAGCCTCGGCTGTATAACCCACCTAGAAAACAGATAATCGCTTGCTTCAATTGTTGACCTGTTAGATGACTCTATAATGCCCAATATTTCAGGTGGTACACCGTAGACATGGATTATAGTGTCTCGCTCGTACTTTCTAAGCTCTACAAGCTGCATATTCTCGAATGTCTGGTTTAGTGTCTGCACGTCCACTTTTTTGCTTAGAAAATAAGGCTTATAAACACGCCAAAATCCCTGATTTTTGTTTAACCAGTCTTGCTCTAATCGTCTCGTATCTTCTGGTGTCAAACCCTCTGCACTGATAATAACATCCGGTCTTGCTCTGTTGTAAAACCAGCTTTTAGTATGCTTAGCTGCATACTCGTCTGTTTCTAATTCATCCGCTAATGATTGTGCCATTCCGCTTCCTCGTCCATATGGATCTACTGGATTAGGCTCTGATATATATAGCACATCCCGCTCTGGTATTTCTTCATTAAACCCTCTATGTGATACCCTATAATATGGTCTGTCTTCTGTTGGTATAGAAATCACCCAATCTGGTGGTATAGGAAGAAGTGCCACTGGTATGCCCGCTTTATCGCGTTCTTTTAGCAAGAAAGCCTCACCTGTTAAATCTAAATAAATCTGCACTAACTGTCTTACAGTAAAACCTGTCATTATTCTGTTTCCATAATTTAATAAATCAAGCAGAGGGTGGTCTGTTATTTCTCTTATTGTGCCTTGCTGTTTTAGGTACCTCTTGCGTGCTTCAAAATCTGCATATTGTACATTAGCTGCCTTGATAGCTTTACCTTTGTCAGTTACTACGTACAAATGCCATCCAGTAGAAGCCACACTACGGCTTACCTTATTTACCACAGCCCTTAGCCACGGCATAGTATTATAAGCTTCGAGCAGTTCCTTAGTTCCACGGGCAGGTGGTGGTCCACTACCGCCTGGGTACAGTCCAAGGAACATTCCACTAACTGGATCCGTCCCTTCTTGTTTACCGAATAAGAAGGATTTTATATTATCCCATAGTCCCAATTGTATACCTCCTTTACCATAATTGTACCACGCTCTGCTTCTTATATGTAGTTATAGCATAACGCAATGCGTCTACTGCGTGGTCGTATTCCTTAAGCGGTTCATCTATAACACTCTCATTATGCACCTTCCACCTGTAGTTTTCTATTTCATCGAGCAGGTTATTTAGACCCCTAAATACGAACAACCTGTCGCTCTTGAGCCGAGCGATAACAGTTTCTATGCCTTTCTTAACTGCATTGTTAGCACTTATAGCTGGTATCCCAAGCCTTCGATATTCTTCAATTGCAGCTGGCTCTGATGGATCACAAAATGCGGCCTCAATGTTTTCCCCCTCGCACAGTCTCAGTATCTCTGCCCCACTTTCCTGCGGTATCTTGTTCCGCTTGTAATATTCTCTGTAAACATACATTACATCATCGGGGCTTATCGCTATCCATACGGCAGCAGTCGGGTTATTATATCCGAAGTCGATGCCCATAATTCTCCGCCATTCTGGGGGTATAGGGAATGGGTTTACAATGTGTTTTGAAGAGTCGAAGTCTTCATACACTAGGCCTTCAGGCTTAGTGAACTCTCCCAAGTAAAACATTTTGAATTTCCAGTCTGGCATGGTCGCTTTTGCCCTTTCGAATTCTTCGCGTGGGTAGTATGGGTTTTCTATACTTGCGAATTGAATTACATCGTAGTCTTTGTCTCCAGCTTTCCACCGGTCGTAGAATTCCGTTTTAAGCCAGCCAAGGTTATAAGGTGTGGTAGTAATTAGCACCCTACCGTTATGAAACCCGACACGCCTGAGCACAACATCCCAAGCCTCGCGTTTCATCTGGCCTGCTTCATCCATCCACGCAGCGTATACGTGCACGCCTTCTAACGAAAATGGGTTATCTGCACTGCCAAAGTAAATTTTCCCACCGGTAGGTAAGTAGTATGTTCTTTCTCCTGAACGGTATTCGCCCTTAGCGACAGCATCCATGAATTTCAAGGTTTCGGGTAATACAATACGCTGGAACATTTGGTATGTGGGAGACACAACAAGAAAAGAACCGGTTGGGTGTTGTTGTATCTCCCGATATAACCATATAGGGCCAACCCAAGTTTTACCTGAGCCAGTGCCCGCAAGCATAGCTACATACTTAGCTTTGCTCTTCCAAACCCGCGTTTGCCCTTTGTGTAGCTTAACCCTCGTCGTCACTCAGTTCAACCTCAACAACTGGTGGCAGGGTAACTTCCTGTTTACCGATCTCTGTAGGTTCTCCTCTGCTAAGCCGCTCAAGCTTCGTTGCGACATCCAGCCATCGGACGAGATCAGCAGGCCCTAACTCTTCAGGGTTTATCTTTTTTAGCCGCTCTTCTATACGTTGCTGGAATGCCATCGCAAGCTTTGCATGCCTTTCTACCATTTTTAATATGGCCTTCTCATGTTCAGCCCGCTTCTTCTTATCAATATAGTCGTCATAAGCCCTGGCCCGTTCTACCCAATTATACTTAGAGCTCCATCTAGTAAGCGTCGCTCGCGATCTGCTTTTAGCTAACTTTTGCCTTAACTTTTCTAATGAACGCTCAGGACCTAGATCCCTGTACTGGCAGAACACACTGTAGGCTTTAGTACTTTCCCCCGGCATCCTTTCCCACAGTTCGCTCATGTATCCTCACTACTGTTTAGCCCAGTTATCTTCCCCAGATAAACATTAACCAGCATCATTCTTATCTCCATGCTCCATCTTTCATATACCCATATTATGCCATGTTTCTGCAATTGCCGACGCGGCAGATAATTTCAGCTATATTCATTCTAGTGTTTCTTCGTTAGAAACGTACAACCTTGCATTTTCTTTAACCCTTTCTACATACTCGCTAACAAAATGCTGTTCACTTTTTATAGCCTGTAGCGGATCGTCGCTCAGGTTTTTCAGCCCTTGCACACCCATTAAATACGAGCCAATAGCTAAGTCTAGTGCTTCAGTTTCGTTTGTCGTGTGTTGTGCCCAAGCCTGATAGCTCTCCTGGAGATACAAAATGCCAGCACAAACGTTTTCTTGCACATTAAAAATGTCACCTTCGCTGAAGAGTTCGGGATATTTTTCTACGTATATATTAAACGTCTCTGGTAACAGCTGCATGATACCTTTCGCGCCAGCGTATGAAACGTCGTTAGGGTTGAAATTGCTCTCTGTCTTTATAACGCCGAGGATAACTTCCGGTGGCATAGTTCCGTTTCCGCATTTTGTGTACGCATTCGTTATTTTTAAAGCTATTTTGGGGTCGACACCAGCTTGTTTAAGTAAGTAGTATATAGGTTCGATAGTTACACCTCGGAACGGTTTTGAGTTAACAAGCCTTGTAATGTCGCTAGTATTTTGTTTTGAAGGGATAACCTGCAACGGTGTGCGAGTTATTGAGTTTATGCAGTAATAAGCAACTGGTCGCTCTGCTTGATAATTGATATATGTGCACACACCGATAGGCAACGCAACGAATAGCACCACCACTAAGACAACACGGTTCCACCTTATTTTTATTGTTCGCTGGCGAGATATATGCTTTTGTCCGTCTCTATAAGCTGCCATGAGCTGTCTCCAGGAATTAAATTGTCTATTTCCTGTCTGAAACCTTCCAGCGCTACATTGATACACTCGTAGCATTCCTCAAGCGTGCCGTAACGCAGTGCAAAATAGTCGAGCATGTTTTCTTCGTACATTAACGCAGCTACTGAGTACACAATGTTTCCCCATAGATCAATATTGTTTACTTGCTCTCTGCGTTGCCAAGTCTCGCGTGCAATTTCCCTCCCAAAGTCCTCAAACATTTTCAGCTCTACTTTCCCTTCGCTTTTCATGTTTGGCCCTCCCTCTTACAGGATACTTACACTTTAGCACATATGTGTAATTGTGTCAATAGCGTTACGCTTTCTTACACCTTGCTACTTTCCGCCTTTAATTGCGTCGTATAACCTCGACAGCATAGCTGCTATTTCTGCTCTGGTGGCAGNTTTATCAGGGTTAAAGTTTCCCTTGTCGTCCCCCTTAATTACTCCGAGCTTACTCAATTTTTCAATATCTTTGTACGCCCAATGTGTTACCGGTACGTCCTTAAACACGTTGTTCACCTCCTTTATCGGTTCTTTACCTACTGTTCTAAGTATTCCGTTAGCGATACCAAGAGCGCACTTCCTCTGGAATACGGGATCCTTAAGCAGCTTTTCTTCTTCAGGGTTACTAATAAAAGCCAGCTCCACCAGTACCGCAGGCATTTTTGTAGAATTGGTAACGTAGTAATTACCTATCTTAACGCCTCTGTCAGTTAGCTTTATCTGTTTTATGAGCTCCGCCTGAATGCAGTTTGCAAGCACCTTGCTTTTGCTGTCTTTATTACTGTACCAAGTTTCCGTGCCATGCGCACTTTTATCCTCAGCAGCGTTACAATGGACAGAAACGAAATAGTCTGCCTTTGCGTTGTTTGCCACATTACACCGAGCTTGTAACTCATTTTCCTGCGGCCTTGTTCTAACGTCTTTATCCGTTTCGCGCGTCATTACAACCTCTAAACCCTGAGCTTTAAGAATATCTCTGAGCTTCAATGATACAGCTAAGGTAATGTCTTTTTCTAACGTTCCGTTGGGGCCAACTGCCCCAGGCTGGCTCCCACCGTGGCCAGGATCAATACACACTTTCATGTATTTCACCTCCCTTTAACTGCATATTGACCACCCGCACACTGGGCAAACGACACAGCCGCTTTCATAAATAACTCGCGCTCCGCACTCTGGGCAGTACACGTAGTCATGTCCACCTTGTACTAGTGTTTGCTTTTCAGCGCCTTGTTCTTCCTTCATTGCACTTTCCTCCTCTAGAATATTTCTATCTCAACACGCTTTGCCCTATGGAAGAACTCATAGGAGCAGTGCAGCGCTGTAACCTCTTTACCGTACTCATTCATTACATCCATTATGGCAGTTTCAATTGTACGTTCTAGGAGAATTTCAGCGTCTCCCTTCGCTAAGCGATCAAGACATAGCAGAATTCCAACGTTAATGTTTTTGTTCTTCTTCAACCACTCAATGTTCTGTTCAACAACTTCCCGCACCTCTTCATAAAGTTTCTTAGCCCACTCAGGAGTGCTTCCGTCTTCGCTTTCCACCGTTAGCTCTTCACATAAAGGAATTTCCAGCTTACCTATCATTCCCCTTACCTCCTTTTATGGTATTACCTCTAAACTTGAAGTTACTGAAGGGTACTCATGCGAGCTAAAGCGTAACGTCATTTTTGCGCAGCCAACTGGGTTAGGCCCTAACCCTTTCTGTGCAGTATAACCGTCTTTGTTATCCCAGTCTCTCTTGTACCCAGGAGTGCGCACAAACCAGCCAATGTCGTTGTACACCTTACCTTTTATGGTTAGTCGTTCACGTACTATAGGAACTATGTAAGCAGTGTGCGTATGCCCGTTCCACACAACGTCCGCGTCGGGCTCGTATACGGCCTGCCTATTCGTGGCTATAACACCCCTTGTTACTGGTGCATTAGTTCCACTCGCTCCGTGTGCGTAGTAAAGCTTTATGTTTCCTCTTCTATTGTGTGAGTGCAGTAAGAAGCGTATCCAACCTTTCCAGCCACCAGTAACCGCCTTACTTCCATTTAGCCTTAAGTGGAACACAAGCCTATCAGCTAAGTCTGTGTTCGCGTTTTTCCTTACAGCAAGCTCATGGTTTCCTTGGGTTATAGCAACAATATTGTTCGCGTAAGGTTTTAGAAATTCCGCAGAGTCTTCTACGACCACGTCGAAGTATTTTTCGCACCGGTACTCAGGCCTTAGCTCGTCCATATTACGCCTCGGATCGAACTTTCCCTGCATAGCGTCAAACCAGTCGCCACCTAGCACTATTAACGCGTTACTATTTAAGGCATCATCTAGGTGTTTCTTCAGTGCTCTTCTGTCACAACTGATACTGTCGAAGTGTACGTCGGATATAAGGTAAACTGTTTGCTCTAGGTTTTCATCTCCGCTGTCAATATCAACACTTATTACGTTCCCTTCAACGGTAGTATCAACCTTCATTGTCGTCCTCTATTTCGCACATAATGTCACTATCAACGTCTGTAATTAGCCTTAAGGCGGCATTTTTGGTATCAAACGGGCCAACTAAAACACTTCTATCCGGTTCCAGAAATATTTCCGGAACATCAAATGACCCGTAAAGCTTTACATACCATTTTTCGCCGTCTTCAGTAAACGACTCATAAATAACAGCGGAGTGCACAAAGTCGGTGTTCAAAAACACGTTTTCAGAAACTGCCAGAAACATTTTCTTGTCTCCTTTCCTCCATTTCGGTCACGTCTATTTCTGCTCGCTCGAACTGCGAGCTTATAATTTCCGCACATAAGGCCTTAACTTGCCGATCGTTCTCATAAGCCGCCCCCGTCATTCCATCAAGAATGGACTTTATCACGTTATCAATATCGCTTTTAAGGGCTTTAGCGTAAATATGTATGCCTACCTTTACGTTACCCTTTAACGGTTCAGGCACAACCTCCCTGGTTTTCAAGTAGACCAATTCCTCGTAGTTTTTAGTTTTAAGCGTAGTATACATTTTTCCGCTTTTGTTTATACGTGGCCTATCTTTCGCTACCGGTTTTCCTGGCACAACAATTTTGTACAGCACAGCTACAGCTCCTTTCCCGTGTTGAACAAACGCTCCTGAATACCAACAAAGCGCCTATCGGGCCCATTTAGTTCAATTACTTTTGAGTTTTCTACAATACGCGATACCGTAGCTGGATCAAGCCTTTTTTCAAGTTCTTTAATGCTACAGTTAGTCGTTATAACCATAGGTTTGTTTGAAGCCACGCGGTCGTTTATTATGATATACAGCTGTTCCTTCCTCCAGTCTGTTATTTTCTCTTTGCCCAGGTCGTCGAGCACTAAGAACGGCACATCCATTATTTCCTGCACCATGCCAAAAACGTCTTCGTTTCTCCCCACTTTTGCGCTCATTTCGTTGAGTAACTCAGGAACAACGACAAATAAGCTAATAACGAAACGCTTCAACAGTTCATTCGTAATAGCACAAGCTAAATGCGTTTTGCCTGTTCCGGGTTTATCGCTGTACAAGAATATGTTCCCTGAAGAAGGCCCAAAGTTAGCAGCGTATTGTTTGCAAACTTCGTATGCTTTCTTGTTATCCTTGTCAACTTGGAAGTTATCAAAGGTTTTGTTTTTATATCCTTCCTTCATGCCAGAGCTCTCAATTAGTGCTTCAAGCCTAATGGCACGTTTTCGCTCAGGTGCGCTCTTACATTCGATGTAAGTGAACTTAAGTGCTTGATAATATTTTGTTGTAGCTTTATTTAATCCATACCAATAACCGGGAAAAGAGTTCTTACAGATAAGAGGAGAGGTACAGCTCGCGCAGTTCTTTAGTTCACGTAAAGCCAGTTCTAAATCAGGGATGTGTGCTTCTATATCCTCGTCACTTATGTATTCTTCCAAACCTTCTAATGTTTCCAGCACCGGTTTATACTTTTCTCTTAAGTTCATCGTATTCGCTCCCTTCGCTATCTTTCGTACATGCTAAGGTCGTCGCCCCACTGGCTTAGGTAGGCTTTTATACCGAATGGGTCGTCTTCGTCTCTGCGGTGCGTTTCACCCGTAGAGCGCCGGTCGTTGTAACTTCCCTCCAGTACTTTTACAAAGTTATTCGTATTTATCAGCCAGTCGAAGTTACAACCAGTCCACTTTGCGTTTCTTCCGCTAAGAAACTCCGACTCCTCCGCCTTTTCAAACACCTCCTTTATTTTATCTAAATTACCCTCCACGAAGTTCCACAACACTTTTAGCTTTCGTTTCCTGGTGTCGGTTAATTGTGCTACACGTGGTAAGGAAGGACAAAGTTCATGGTACAAGGAGACAATTTCCTTATAAGGTACAGCTTCCTTACCCTTAGAAATAGGTTTTTCTTCTAAAAAGTTTTCTTCTTCAGTTTCTGAAGCGCGATCCACTATATATATATCTTCTGTAGTATTAAGTGTATTATTAGATACTGTATTATTATCCTTCAAGTTTTTCGGTGGAGGTGTATTCCAGTTTTTCGGAATACCCTCGCCCAAGTTTGTTTGTGAGCTATCCCAATTGTTCTTAGTACCATCAGAAGCTTCGGTTACGTTATCGTTAATAGGTACTATATATATTCTTCTTTCATCTACCTCTCTGCTCCCATTTTTGTAGATAATTTCCCTATGTATGTAATTTTGCTGTTCCAGTTTTGCTATCCAACTCGATATTGTTGAGATTGAAACATCATAAAGTTCGGCAAAATAATTGTTTGTAGCCCAGCAATACCCCTTTTCGTTCGCAAGCGCTGTTAGCTCTCCGTATAGCATTCTAGCTCCCATGGGCAGGCTCTTGTTATACCTAACATCTGCTGGTATAACTGCATAGTACGACTTTTTAGGTTGCTTTACCAGCTCCATGTCTATTCACCTCCTTTCTCGTGTTATGTTCCATTTTTGTTGCTTGTGTCCTTGCTTTCCTTACCAAGCAATTGTTCTACCGTTTCGCCCTGCTGCTCGAGATATAAGCGTATGGCTTTCTCTACGAAACGTGGCAAGCTAAGGTGCTCTTTCGCCGCCTGCATCCTTGCCGCAGTTATAACGTCGTCGTCTATTGTGGTAAGCCATCTAACTCTCATTCCGCTACCTCCTTTCTACTTGTTTTATTTATTATATCATTTATAAGTGCTATGTTAATAGTATATTTACAATACTATTTTCTGTATTTTGCCTTCAAACATTGTTTTGGGAACAAGCATATTGAAAGTTGTTTTTTGACCGTCTGTCGGTACCACGACTATTTTGGGTTTATTTTCTTTTACGTATAAACCTATGGTTTTTCTTATGTTTTCAAAAGTAAATCTATATATTACGTTCTCGTTTGGCGAATAATACAGTAAATATTTTGCGGGTGAACGGAAAGTCCATCCTAAATAGAATATTTTGTCTGCTTCTACAAAATGGTTTATTCTAAAAATCTCAAAAATGAAATTTTCAGTTTTACCTAAGTTATAATCCGTTTTGATTTCAGCTAATACAAGTGAACCATCCATCGTTTCAATACCGCAGTCTACATCAAGCCTTTGTGAAATTCTAAATTCACGCATGTCTATAATGTCTTTTAAATATTTATTGGCTTTCAGCCATTCTAAAACTACGGTTTCACCTACGCGGCCTTTTTCCATTAATTCTCCTGCATATGTTTTTTCTTGGCGGTTATTATATTCCATATTCGGCACCCCATCCTTCCCATCCGTCTCTTTTGTTGCGTGCAAACAGTTCCATATAAGGGCCATCGTACATAGATTCTATAATGTCGTAAAATTCTTCCGGTTTTTTCGAATGTTCTCTGCGTTCAGCGAATACTACCGAGGCACGCATGCCTTCTTTTTTAGGCAGCATAGAACCTTTCGTTGCAATTAACAATAATTCATGCTGTCCGTAGCAGTAAAAACCTCCAGTGTGTTTATTTTTAACCCATGCAAAGTTACTTTTATAGGTAAAACCCCAAGCTTTTATAACCTTAAATGCATCCTCAAGCATTGGTGCTGTAGCCCATAGGAACAGAACTGAATTATCAAGTGCCAATTCTTCTACTGGTAGCTTACATATTTCTTCAGTCTCCATTGTCGGATACTGATTTTCTGCCGACATAGCAAATCCAGAATTGCTGTAACGCCAAGGCGGATCCGCGTATATAACTCTATATTTGCCTTCAGGTGGTGGTGGTGCTTGCAATTCTTTTTGTTTCTCAACGCGCCTCAGCTCCATATAGGCTGCGTTAATGGTCTTTTCGCCTTTGTCAAGCTTCTCAACTAACTTTTCAGCAACTTTATTACCTTGTTTAGCAGCCTCCCAAACTTTTGCTGCTTTTTCAAATGTGCCGTGACTCATGCCAATTTTTTCTGCTACCTTTTCGCGGGTTTTACCTTTGTCCAGTTGTGCCAACATTGGCACAACTGGAGGTTTTCCTGCATATTGTGGTGCATTGAAATGACCTTGCGCTTGTCTTCTTCTTGCTTTTTCGCTTTCAATCTCTTTCAGTTTTTCCGCTTCTTTCATTTTTTGAATAAAAGTTTTTTCACGCTGCCTGTTAAACTCAATTAGCGCTTCCTGCTCTTCAAGTTCACCGCTATAGCTAACCACTCTGCAAGGTACTTCTTCAAGTCCTATAGCTTTAGCTGCTCTCCAGCGTCTGTGACCCGACATAATGGTTCCGTCTTCTTTTATAACCAAGGGCTCCATTATGCCGTTGTTCTTTATACTTTCTATTAATCCAGCGTCTGCTTCCTGCTCCCCATAAATGCTTTCATTTAATGGGTGGGGCTTCAGTTTAGTTACTTTTACTAACTCCACTTTTCTTCACCTCCTCTTGTGTTCTTGTTTTCCTCAATTAACCGCTCTACAGCTTTGGTCGAAATTCTCCAATTCTTACCGATCTTACTAGCTTCAAGCCGACCGTCCCATATCATTCGGTATATGGTTAGCCTGTCCACGCTCAACTTTTTTGCTACTTCGTTTACCTTCATGAACTCGTTTTCCATGGAGCACACCTCCTTTCTTTTTACCACTGACACTATTATAACACATCTGTTGCAGTGCGTATATATAGGATATACGTCACGGTTCTACTCTTTTTTTGTCCTGTTTCTGTCGTCTTTGGCGTGAATATGGCGCGTATAGGTCTCTACTTTACAATCCAGCAATTCCACGAGCTCCTTACCTCCCTATTTACTTTCTGGTTTCTGTCTCTCGTTTCCAGTGCCTTCTTCTAAGAAACTTTCAGGTATTCTCCACTGCACACCGATACGAATTGCAGGAATCTTTCCGAGCTTCAGCAGGTTATAAACCGTTTTTCTACTAACATGCAACCTTTCGGCAACCTGTTCTGGGGTTAAATACTCCATTCTCAGCACCTCCTCCCGTTATAAAATAGTGTTACAGTAAGGGGCCAGCCTGTACTGGCCCCATTGGCCCAATTGTGGCCCCATTATGACCCCATTATGAGCCCATTATGACCCCTTTCCCTATAACTGTTCTTACTCGCACAGTTCTAACGTCTCCAGCTCTAACCTAGCATTCTTCAGTATGTCGTATATGTGTACTCTGTCGAGTTCCATAATTCTGTGGTGCAGCTCGATGTCCTTAGGCCTGTATCGTACCGAGACATAGAAAGGTGCTTCTGCAATGTTAAGGTCTCTTATATTCGGGTCTTCACTCTCCGCAAGTGCTTTAGGTGTTGGGTACCAGTAACCTTCAATTGTGCCGTAGTAAATGTACTCTGCATACAACTTGCCGTAACCTTTGAGATCAAGAATGTTGTAACCTTTTTCCTTCTCTTCATCTAACACACAAAACCTCTCTAACCGCACGCTAAATTTTGTCATTTTTCTTCCCTCCGTTTGTGTTCTCGTTGCTGTTGTTTTCAGTATTCACACGCGCTGAAAACAGTGACTCTCCAGTAGGTGTCCATATAAAATCGGTGGCATACTGGCCAAACGCCCCAATGTGTATCTCCCAAGAGTTCCACTTAAGCTTCAGGAAGTCGCCTGCTGTCGCATCTGGCTTGTGGAGTAGTTCTTCCTCAATAACTTCGCTCTCCGCAGTAGGCACGTACTCTATTAACGACCAATAATGATCTGTTGTATCAAGAGGGAGCCCATTATCCGTATACTTTTTAGTCGCTGCAAAGGAAGGTTGCCACCAGCCATATATGCGTCGTAATTTAGGTACAATATACTCAGCGTAGAATTCTCCCAGGTACTGCGTATCCGAGTAAAGTATCAGGTGGTTCTGCCCCGTTGCCTTTTCTTCAATGCAAGCTAAGTATCTATATTTTTGTTCCATTTCTCTTCCCTCCCTTTTATTCCTGTTCCTTTTGTAGGGCTAATATCCAGTCACTCCACGCAAGGCTCAGGAAGTCGCTTGCCGTTGCGTTGGGGTCTTGTAAGAGTTCTTCTTCCTCGTCCTCGCATAGTGGTACATAACTAATTGAAACGTAAAAGGGTTGATCATCAAAAGAAAGCTGCTTTAACTCTGGGTCGTCTGTTTCCTGAAGCGTCCATTCTGTTGGAAACCAGTTGCCGAATATTTTCCTTTCCTCAGGTATAACGTACTCACCGTAGAAGTCTCCCCAATCGCTTAGATCGACAATGTTCCAACCTCTTAGCTTCTCTTCTTCTGTAAACTCAATTTTCTTTACCTGTTCCGCCATGTTTCTCTCCTCCTTATCCTGCGTTCTTGCGGGGGAGTGCGAAGCTCCCCCGCACCGTTTCTCTAGTCCCTTAAGCCTTGTGTGAACTCGAAGTGGTACTCTTTCCAAGGCATTTCTAAGAACCAAGGAGCTTGTGGGTTACGTGCAGCTTTGTATTCCTGCTCTAACTTCTCATCTTCAGGTATGTAGTGAAGCATTACCTCAAAAGGGCTATCTTCTGGGTGTAGTCCTAGCTCTTGCATTCTTTCCCAAGTTGGCGACCAAAAGCCTACTATTACTCTGATGTCGGGGCGTACGTACACCGCGAAAAATCTACCGTCTTTGCCTAGGTATTTAACATGTGCCCCTTCTGCTCCTTGACTTGTCGTAAACCATATTCTTCTTACTTTTGCCTTCATGCTTCTCTCCTCCATTCCCTTAGAACGTGTGCGTTCTTCTTTAGCCATGCTATTCGCCCTCCTCTTAGCTGGGGTCAGCTTCTACTGACCCCAGCGGCTTTCCCTTTCTAGTAATTTCTCCCTTCGCTAAGCAACTCAAGTACTTCATCTACGGTTTCTTGAATTCTTCTTATATATGACTCTTCGTTTTCATTGTAGATATTTACCTCGTATGAATCCCAATGCAGCTGTATAAATTTGTATGCTTGCACACCTTCGTACTTAATGTAAAAGTTTTCAATTCCCTTTTGGCTTTCTACTACGCTGTATCTTATAACTGCCCACTGCGGTTGTTCTGGGTTCTCTATAATGAAACCTTGATCAGTTATTTCTTTATAAGCTTGATCTGATAAATACCAGTATCCGAAAATTTCGTGGTTCTCTGGGACTACATCCTCTGCGTGGAATTGTCCTTTTTCTTCTAAGTCGATTACATGTAAACCTCTTACCCTTTCCTCTACTGAAAATTTTACCCTTCTTAAATTCTCCATTACGCTTCCCTCCTCAGTGTTTCTTTTTACTTTGTTTCCGTTCTCGCTTCTCATTTCTTTCCCCTCCTTCTTGCTTCTGGTTATATATTACCACGTTGTTACACAAAGTATATACTTGTGCGTTAAGTGAATGTTAAGCAATCGGAAGTGTTTCAAAGTGTTTGTAAGTACAAGAAACACAGGAATAAAAAGGGGTAGCCCGGTTTTACCCGGTGCTACCCCTAGTAATTGTTCTGGGTGTCTGTATGTGCTACTGTTTTGTTCCTTGCTCAGCGCCCTTGTACGGGTACTTCCACGTAAACCCGCAGTCTTCACAATGAAGCATTCCTTTCGCGAAGGGGGAAAGTATTAGTATGAAAAGCCCGAACAAGATGCCAAAAAGGCCAATAAAGGGAATAATTAGCAGCCAGATACTGATACCTATCATGGCTATACCTACTAGAGCGAAGAGCAGTCGGCTGTAAGCTTGTACACGGTTAGACCCACACCTTGGGCAAGGTTCCCAGTTCTTCTTTTCCACTTCCTATACCTCCTTTATAACTCTCTAAAAGGGTACTTCAAAGCTTTCAGTTTCTTCTTCAGCTTCTTCATCACCAGTTATTTCTGAAGCATTGCCCGCTGCTGGCACACTGTCTACTGCTTTGCTTTGTTCCTTCATTGCTTTAACTAAATGTACAAACGACTCTGCTGCAAGTCTTATATGCGCGTCTTCTGCTTTGTGCGCAAGCCAACGCAGGTAATTCATATCAATAGAACCTATCTCTCTAATTGTTTTACCTCTATACTTGCCGAAGTTCACAACCGCAGAAGCTGCTTCCTCTGGTGGCATGTACTCCATTTCTTCAGTCTCTTCACTATCTACATAATCCGGCTTATGCTTCGCTCTTGGCTCAGGTATAGGTATTTCCATATCCTCAATGTCCTGCGTGAACACATCAGAAAGGCTTGCCAGCGTAAGTACTGCATCCACCTGCGCACGTTTCTTTGCCATTTTTAGGCATGTATTAGCGATCGTGTAAGGGTCGACCTTCTGCGACATAAACTTCCGCTCTCTGCTGTTACAATGTCCCAGCCCTTCGGTAATAATGATCCCATCCTTAGATAGCTCGCACTTAACCGTGTAAGCAAAGAAACCCTGGTCGTAGTCCTGAACGCGTTCTAAGAGCTCGTATGTTGAAGTTACGCCCAGGAGCATGAGTATTTTTTCTGCACCTGGTTTTAGCAAGGTTGGTTTATCTGTTCCGGGTATAATGCCGAAGTCTACTTTAGGCCGAAGCTGCGACTTAATTACCTGCTGGAACTGGTTGATCTTATTCATTACTTGCACTGCTTCGTTCACGTTGATACTCTCTACAATAGACATGTTTTTGTTTACATTCTCCATTGTGCTTCCCTCCTTATTCGTGTTATAATACCAACAGAGGATGATAGCTCACCCTCCTCAATGCGAAATACCGTTCGCGTTTCTCTTCACCTCCTTGTGAGCCTCCCCGCCCTGGGGAGGCATTTTTAATTAAGCAGGCCATTCCTTTTTAATCTGCTCCAAAGTTTCTAGTTCTTCTAACTCATCCTTCGCGTACTCTGCTAGGAACTCACTGATAACCTGCTTCATCGTTTTACCTTCCTTCGCAACCTTCGCCTTCGCTGCCCTGAACAACATTTCATCTAATACTACTGTGCACCGCTTTAACACTTCTGCCTCACTCCCTTCTATGTGATACTTTTAGTATATACCACATTGACATATTTTGTCAACAGTGTAAACACGCAGGCCATAGTGCTTACACTAGAACAGAAAAAGGGTTTTTAAGGGAGAGAGCTAAAAAGTAACGCATCGGATGTAGCATTTTCAAGGGTGAATTTCTTCAGAATTGCGTTTTGGCGTTAAGTGTGAAGGTATACATACATGTTGTGCTCTGTGTGCAAAATACACGCCTGATAACAAGAAACGGCTGGGGGGAAGGGTAGCCCCAGCCGCCTTATAATGAGGGAAGCGTGCGGTTACTGTTATTATAACATGCTCTTATTACCGGTACACTGTGCTACTTTTGTGCCAGTGGGTCAGTGAAAGCTTCGTAGCCCCCCATTGCTGTGAGTGTAACAAGTACTGAATTCAAAACTGTTAATGCTACTCCTTGTATCCCACTGCCCGCTGGTGCAAAAATAAAATTCAGTACCAGCGCCACTATGAATGCATAAATCCGTACTACATAGTCGTCGAACTGCTTCTTCACTAGTCCCTTGGTAAATTGTACTATAAGCGCCGTTACCGTAGTAATCCCAGCGAACGTTGCCAACGCTTCCAAAGTAAAAAAATCCTCCATTGTACCACCTCCTACTCATTATGTTCGTTACCGCTATTTCCTGCATGTATTTCCTTCCTCTTTATACCCGCTAACGCCCAGAGCTCGCCAGTAGTGAACGCGAACCACGAAGCTATTAACGCTGTCGGTTCGCTGCCTACTTTCACAAAAACATATAGGGCTGCGACTGTAAAAAGTACGTTCAGCCCTATAACCAACGTAACTATTACTTTTGAAAACCGCATTGTACTTCACCTAAATATAAATATGTTTATGAACGTAAATACTAATCCCAATCCCGCAATTAAAACAGGTACGAGCCACATAAGCGTATTGAGTTTGGAAGCGTTGTCTTCCACCTTCTGCCTCAGGTTGTTGTAGTCTCGTATCATGGCTCTAGTAGTTTCTAAGTCCGTCCTAAGGCTGTCAATCTTACTATCGAGTGCGTCTATCTTCTCAAACAGGGCTTTGTTATCATACCAGTTATCGCTCATGTTTTAGCTCCCTATCGTTTTTTCTTGCTCGTTCTTAAATGCGATAAGCACTCGCCGTTGCCCCTGTAGTTGTTTAATAGTTTTCTGTACATCATTTAGTGTGTTCTCGAAAATTGCTATTTGCCTATCTAATTCTTCTATCATTCTGTCTATGTCCTTTTCATCAGCTAATACGGTATCTACAATCTGCCTACTTATAATGCGACCATCCTCTTTGAACACTTCACACTTTGTTATATTCTCCCTGCTGCTCATAATGTGGCCTCCCCTCTACTCTGCACAAACACTTGCAGGTGTAATGTGGCCTGTACTCTACCTAAGTCGTTTGGTATAATCTCCAGCTCATGCCATCCCCTCTCTATTTTACCGTATGCGTCCTTCTTCATAAACTGTAGGATATCGAGTTCAGTTTCACTCAGTCCAGCATTCGGAATAACGTTTCCATCTACCTTAACTGTAACAGCTGTTGGTGTAGGGCCTTCGTAAATCCCATATTCTATGTTGTGTACGTGGTTTGGAAGCTCAATGTCGTGTGTATGGTCGGGGATATCTACTCCATGTATGTGCTCAGGGATATTTACACCATGCACGTGGTCTGGGATGCTCATATCGTGTGTATGATCGGGTATTTGTACGCTATGCGTGTGGCTAGGGATACTGATGTAGTGTGTATGGTCAGGTATCTGTATTGCGTGTGTATGGTTCGGTACACTCACGTTATGCGTGTGCGAAGGGATACTTATATTGTGTGTATGGTTAGAGAGCTGAACCACATGTGAGTGACTTGAAATGACTACTACGTGTGCATGGTCGTATACTTTATGTGTATGTCCTGATGTTGATGCAGTGTGCGTATGGCTAGGAATTACAACCAAGTGTGTGTGATCATCGACATTATCTCCAGGCCCAGTTTCGACTAATGTCGCACTCGTACTTGCGATGGTAACTGTGTCCTTAGATGTTGAGCTGGTATGGCCCCCACTTTCAGGAGTAACAATTACAGCATCTCCTCCATCTTCGGTTGTATAAGCGTAACCGCCGCCAGCAGCCGTTGTAGCTGAATAACTGCCACCTGATGCTGTTGTGGTTGAGGTGCCGCCTCCTGAAGCTGTAGTGTCCGTATGAGCTCCACCTGCTGCTGTAGTAGAGGAGTAACTGCCTCCAGATGAAGTCGTTTCTGTACGGCCTCCACCATCTGCCGTTGTAGAAGTATATGCTCCTCCTGCTGCTGTTGTATCGGAGTACCCACCACCTGCCAAAGTAGTATCAGCATAACCGCCGCCAGCAGCCGTAGTTGCGATGATAGCTCCTCCGCCCTCAATAGCCTTAGAGTATGCTCTAAAAGCTTCTACTTCATAGTTCAAAAGTGCTCTGTTTACATTTATAACATCTGGTGAGATATGAAACTTAAAGTGTGCTGGATGTTCAGGGTCGCAGTTATCTGTGAGCACATAGCTATCCAAACTCGTTGCGCCTTGAGAATACACCTCAGCCACCCTTGTACGGTCAGCTAAGTCAGTCACTGTAGAAGTCATCGAATACTTCGGTGTCGCAATTGTTATTTCTATATTACCCGGGTCTCCAGTAACGTCCTGCTTTTTTATCTCTATCACTCTGCTCGTGTAGTCTAGTTCGAGCTCTTCGTCGTGTACTCTCACCAATTTACCTAAAGCAAACTTGTCTAGCGGGTCTGCCGTAATTCGGTGAAGGTCAAGAGCTGAAACCGACACACTTATCCGAGGCATCTTGTTCTGCTCAAGCAGAGCCTTCGCTGAGTTATACAGAGACTCTGGGTTTTCATACCGTTTATCCACCCAGATGCGCTCTATAACTCCAAACTGCTCAATAGTGTCTGCGTCGATATAGGGTTTTCCCGTTGGGTTAACCTTCTCAATAGTAAGCTGGTTAATACCTTCCCCATACCCTAGGGGGTATATCCGTGTGAACAGGTTAGTAGGGTCTTCCTCAACCTCTACGCCTTCCATATTCCTGCGGTATCGTATCTGCGGTCCGTATGAATTATCTGCTTTCTTCAGGTTCAATGTCCACGGATAACTTTCCGTATCCCACGTCCACGCATACTCTTTATCGAACGGAGCCGGAACGGATAGAAGAGCCGAGTAAAGGTTTTCGTTCTCCCACTTATAAAGGAATTGTCTTGAAAATTCTACATCGCCAAGTTGCCAGTTTACTTTCTTCTGAAACGATAGGATATACTCCAAAACCTCTCTTGTATAAGTTCCAAGGCCGCCAATCTCGTGATATCCGAACATTACACTATCGAGCAAAGTAGCCAGTACATGCTCTAACTCATATGTAATACTCTTCTCACTAGTATTATGTCTTGCAGATGACGGTACTATTCTAAATAGTCCTATCTTATCGTTACCATCATATATTGCAGCATACCAGAATGGTTTGCAGTAACTATTTTTGGGGTCGTCAAGCGGTAAAGTAAAAGAAGCTTTCCAAAGTGAGTTATAAATCTTCTCATACCCTACATTAAAGGCATTCTCTAGATATGCTACTCTATTCATGTTTAGGTCGTATATTATTACTGGTGCTTTCATCATAGCCACCTATCCTGCCATTTTACACGTATTCTTACAACTCTCGTTCCGCTAATATCTGAATACAGGAACTCGTTTCCCTCTGGCATTATCTCTGGGAACTCATCTTTTCCGACTAAGTGTAAAGCATTTTCACCGTTGAGTGTTACAATCATTCGCTTAGAGTCAATCACTACAATGTCTCCCGGGTTGAACTCTCCGATAAATTCAAACTCGAATGACTTCGCTTTCTTAAGGAGAACTCCATTATTTATAGTGACTAATACCGCAATAGGAATAACTTCTAGTGGATATACTGAACTTTGCTCTATAGCTTCTACCACAGTATTCGTGCCTCGCTGCATTGGATACTTACTCCCAAACGGAAGTAGTCCAAACACTTGCGGGTTTCTGTTCTTCAGAGAATAAAGGAATGTGTTAAAGGTAAGAGTATCTACACTCATACTTACTGATACAGGAATAACTCCGAGACTAGAAGTCTGAACGCTAGTAAGGTAAGAAACTAATGCTGAAGCCGTATTTTGTATAGGGTACCTTTTACCGTAGTAGCTAGTTCCTAATGGCTGTGCGTACAATTTTATATCCCTTTATCCGTAAATATCAAGTATTGTGTCATTTTCCCGTATACAGTATATCTTGCCGTTATAAAGCTGAGAGGTGCGTCTATACACNTCGGTTGGGGCTGCTCCTAATATCCATGAATTAGAAGAAATGTCGTATACCTGTAAGGTATTCTTGCTCACCACGTATAACTTATCTTTGTAAAGGGCAGATGTCGATGGGTACATCGGTGTTAATGCATTGGCTCCAACAATCCAAGTATCTGACGCGATGTCATATATGTGCATAGCTGTACCGCCATTCTGTGGGCAGTATATCCTACCGTTATACAACTGGGAGGTATACCTTGATGCACTAGCAGGCGCATTGGCTCCTACAATCCAAGTATCTGACGCGATGTCATATATGTGCATAGCTGTACCGCCACTCTGTGGGCAGTATATCCTACCGTTATAAAGCTGAGAGGTATACCTTTCTGCACTAGCAGGCGCATTG